CAGACGGATATTTTGCTTGTAGCATCGGAGAAGTATCGTCAGCTACCATACAAAAATATATTGAGAGTCAGGGGTAATGACTAAAGATTTACAAGGCTCCTCTCACCACCTGAAGGTAGTGGGTTTCCGCCTATGACAAACGAAAGGATTTTATTTATGAATTTCTATATCAATGATGAATTATGGCATATACAATATGAAAATCCATCCAGTGAACTACTGAGACGGTCAGACGGTGTTTACACGCTCGGAGTTACTGACAGAATGACCAATACAATCTATCTGTCTAATCGTCTCTCGGATACCATGTTTGACCGCGTTCTTTCCCATGAGCTGACTCACGCTGTTTGTATGACCTACGGAATTTCTCTTCCTATAGAAACAGAGGAACGCCTTTGCAATTTCATTTCTGACCATGCGAGAGAAATTATTTCATTGGCTGATTTGATTGAAAATATTTTGCTTGCTCGTGTTGCTTATTAATTCCATTTGTGTTATAATAATATCAGTGACGAGAAATATGTGAAGAACGAATGGGATTCAGATCAACAAGGGTCAGGAATCGTCAGCCTGAGTATACTGAGAAAACGGATAGTACAAAATACTGTCTTTACTCTCAGCGTACTCAGGCTTTTTTATTTCTCTCATATACTCCAGTGATGGTGCTGGATACGAAAAACGGAATACCGACCAGTGATGCGTCTGGTTACGAATTGAACGGTGCAGAGTCTATTGATTTAGGCTCTGCTATTTCTGACAAAAAAATAAGAGTTGCCACCTACCAAAGAAACAACTCTTAAAACAACCAATCTAAAAGGATGCTTACTAAATTATAATAGCACATCCTTTTGGAAAAACCAATATTTTTTTTGAAAAGGAGAAGAAAAATGAATGAATTAAGCGTATTTAAAAATGAGGAATTTGGAGAAATCAGAACTGTAATTATTGAAAATGAACCAATGTTCTGTTTATCAGATGTATGTAAAGCATTGGGTCTTACTCAGCCATCAAAGGTAAAAGAAAGACTAAATGAAAAGGGTGTGAGTAGTATTCCTACCCTTACAGCTGGTGGAGAACAGAAACTTCTCTATATTAATGAGTCCAATCTCTATAAGACGATTTTCCAAAGCAGAAAAGAATCAGCCGAGAGATTTACAAGCTGGGTAACGGATGAAGTCCTCCCATGTATCCGAAAGAACGGAATCTACGCAACAGATAACGTTATTGATAATATTTTGAATAACCCGGACTTCGGTATTGAGCTTCTGACCAAACTAAAAGAAGAAAGAGCAGCAAGAATTGAAGCCGAAAAGACAAACGCTATCCTTATGCATGTCAACAAAACATATACCATGACAGAAATTGCGAAAGAGATCGGTCTTAAAAGTGCAAATGAACTGAATAAGATTCTGGCTGAAAAGAAGATTCAGTATAAGTCAAATGGAACATGGGTTATGTACTCTGACTATAGCGATCTTGGATACGAGTCTATAAAGCAAGAAACCCTTGATAGCGGTCGTGTTATTTATCACAGAAGAATCACCCAGCTTGGAAGAAAGTTCATTTTAGATTTGTTTGATATGGCTGCATAATCCACACTATAAGAATAATATTTTGGTAACGGAAATTGCACGGTTGATCCGTGCTTTTTTCATGCAATCTATTGAGTTTTTCAAAAGAATGTAATACAATTACAGTATATCGAAAGAAAGGAAAAAAGGATTATGGGAAAATCAAAAAACACAGGAACAAAAATTTGCAAGCATTGTCAATCAGAAATACCAAAGAAAGCAAAGGTTTGTCCGAATTGTAGAAAGAAACAGGGTGGCAAGCTGAAATGGATTATCATTGCAATTGTAGTGATTGGAATTATCGGAGCTGCTATGGGCGGTGGTGGATCAGACGATTCCACAGCAAAGAGTGATTCAAACAGTAAAGCTGACACAGATGCTAAACAGGAAGAAACAATTGAGTATACACAGGTTTCTATCAGTGACATGGTGGATGCTCTTGACAAGAATGCAGCAGCAGCTTCTGATGAGTACAAAGACAAGTATCTTGAAATTACAGGAAAACTTTCAAATATAGATAGCGACTCATCATACATTAGTATTCTTCCTGAAGATGATGACTTTGCACTTACTGGAGTTCAGTGCTACACAAATGGAGATGAAGATATCATTAACGCTGTGAAGACTCTTTCAACTGGTGATACTATTACAGTAAGAGGAAAGTGTACAGATGTAGGAGAGGTTATGGGATACAGCCTTGACCTTAATGAAATCGTACAGTAACAATTGAATATGGATTATTTTGGAGAGGGATTTTTATTCCTCTCTATTTTTTTGAATTTAGGTATTGACTTTGGGCGCCCAATCTGATACATTATAATCACAGAAGGGAGTGAAAAACATGTCGCCTAAGTTAGGTCAAAAGCTCACTGATAATCCTAAGACTGTAAAGCTGAATTTAAGACTAACAAAGCAAGAAGCAGAAGATATTCAGTATTGTGCGGACAAACTCAATACAACAAGAGTTGACGTGATTAACAGAGGAGTAAAGAAAATCAAAGAGGAAATTGATAAAAAATAAAGGTTCAACCACACCGACCAAAGCAGATTGAACCTTTAAAAAATATGATTACTAGAAAGAATTTCCTTATAAAAGGAGTCTCTTTCTGCAAATATTATAATGCAGACGGGGACTTCTTTCAAGAACAATTTTTTAATTGAAAGGAGTTTTTATTATGCAGGAAATTAACTTAGAAGTAAATATTATGAAGCCAGAGGACAACAGAGCGATTCTCCATTACATTGCGGACAATCTTGTCTGCTATACCAGTCTTGCCGAACTTGCAGGATTTTGTAAAATGTACGCAGCAAAGTATGATTTTATAATGATGTCTAAGGGGGACAAATAAATGAAAGACGTTGATAGATGCGAAGAAAATAGATGGTACAGAAGAAGAATTGAACAGATGGTGAATAAAATGGATAACGCAAAATTCTTGAGAGCCATTTATATTTTTACAAAAGGATTAATGGAATAGGAAAAGCAAAGGCAACAGCGCAATTTGATATGGAGGATAAGAAGATGGCAAAAGAGACAATTAAAGTAGAAACTATTTCATCTATGGAAGTAGCAAAGATGATTGAGAAAGACCATAAGAACTTGATGAGAGATATTGCAAAGTACACTAAATATCTTGAAGAATCCAACAACGATTTAGGACAGCTCAATTTTGAGCCGTCCTCATTGGAGGGAAAATCTAATGAGCTGAAAATTCAGACGGTTGAAAATGGCATTATTAATTTGAATGAATTCTGGGTAGAAAGCTCTTATATTAATCAACAGAACAGAAAGATGCCTTGCTTTAGCATCACAAAGAAAGGCTGTGAATTCATTGCCCATAAGTGTACCGGGCAGAAAGGTGTAGTCTTCACAGCAAGATATATCAATAGATTCCATGAGCTTGAAGAAAAGGCAAACAAGAACAAATTAATCCATGTGTCAGACAAGCCGGCACCACGAGCGATTACATTTTACAAGAGAAATCTGTCCAGAATTGAATTGTTTGCTAAGATTGGTGAATTTACAAAGAGAGAAGCTATTGATGACCTGATTTCTTATGTATCGACTCGCTTTGATATGGAAGAAGCTACTATCCAATATATTGTTGATGTTGGTGAAAAGCCAAGATACAGACTGGATATATTTGATTACTTCCCAGAAATCGGGGAATTTGGCGAGGAATACCTCAAGTTTATGATTGATTTTAATCTTTCTTCATATGCGGAAAGGAGAAAAAAGAAAAATGGTAGTAAAGAAGCTTAAAGTAAAAGTCAGCGATATGAGAAGCACGCTGAATAATATCGAAGAGAAAATTCGCCCGATCAGCGACAGTGTGGTTACAGATTACTTTGCGGAAGACCTGCTGCCATTGGTTGCGATTGCCGACAAAGTGGAGATGGGGAAGACAAAAGCACTGATTTACGCTTTCAAGCTCGGTTTTAGAGCCGGGAAGATGGAGTTAAAAGAAGAATTGCTGAACAATTTCTGCAAATAATCAAAGAGGAGGGGAGATCATTTCTCCCCTTGCTTTTTCCTTATAAACCGCTTGATTTCAAGAATCATCTGCTCTCTGCCCTCATATCTGTGGATATCATCAACATTTCTGGAAGTGATCGCGGAGCCGATATCGCGAGTATTTTCCTTGAGACGTTTGTCCAGGTACTCTAAAATGTCCTCGTACATGCCAATACTCCTTTTCTTTTTATCATAACATTTTTTCATAACGGAGTAAAGTTCGCGGTTTTAGAGAAGAAATTTGAAATTTTTTAGAAAAAATCTAAATACCATTATATAAATACAATTAGATGCAAACTACATATGCAAGATATATATAAAAGATATATAGTGATGATATATAGCAAAGATATATATGATAGATATATAGTATTTATATATAGTGTTTATATATAGCTTGATACATAGCTTTTATATATGTTATTATATACGCAAGATATATATCATTTATATATATAAAAGATATCGTTTAAAAAGGAGTGATTCCATTGAAAAAATACCAGAAAGACGCACAAAACCGTTACAACTCAAAGTTTGATATTGTGCAAGCTAGATTACCGAAAGGAACGAAAGAGCGAATACAGAGCCTAGACTACACTATAAACGCTTTTATCGTTGAAGCCGTAGAAACTATGCTTAAATCACTTGAAACGCCAACAGCCCCGATTTTAGAGCCTACAGAGAGCGTTTCGCAGATCGAAAAAGAGACGAAAGAGGTCGACCAGATGGCAGCAGTTGAATTGATGCCATGGGAAGAGGGATTTGTTGATCCTCTGTCTGAGCCAGAAGAGGAAAAGAAGAAAGAGAAATCGGCTAAATTCTTAGCTCGCAAATACGGTGAACAAATCACTGACATTGTTATACAGAAAGACTTGATAAATACTTACAGCGTGGATGTTTTTGCAAAAGCGAAAGAATACGTTGAACACCCGGAACTACTGGAAGAACCGGACCAGGAAAACAAACCACAAGAAAAGGGAATTCAATCTCTTGAGGAATTAAACGAAGAACTTGCAAAGAAGAGAGCAGAAGACGCTGCTAAGATTTCCTCAGAAGAAGAACGCCGTCAAAATTACTGGAAGAATATACAAGAGTCAAACAAAGCAGACATCGTGAACCATTTCAAAAGAATGCGAAACGGTTCAGAAATGACCGAAGAAGAGAAGAAGAAAGAAGCAGAACGGGAAGAGTGGAAGAAAAAGAACAACAATGAATTCGGCGTTTGATTCTGTGACTTCGCAGAATGCGCCTAGAATCGATTTTGATTAGCTTGAGCTATACTTCTTTGATTAACAGTAAAAACAGTCTTAAAAAGCAAAATAGAGCGTTGCGCAAAAATAAGCAAACAAAAAGAGCCGGGAATTTCTCCCGGTTCTCTTTACATTCCAAACAATCTTTCAAAGAATCCTTTCTTTTTCGGTGGGCGCTGCTGCACCCAGTGATTAATCAAACGCCATGTTTCACTCTTGTCGTACATCGGAACAACTATTTTTTTGACTCCGCTATCAGGATTCATATAATATGCCTGTCCATATCGTGGCAAATCCTCGCAACCGTTAAAGCCTAGTATGTTTCTGCTGTCTTGCGCTGACCTCGTACGCAGTCCAACACGGGCATCAAAGTTGACTTTGATTTCTGTCGGTATGACCTTGGCAAGTGGACACTGAGTCGCACAGATCAGATGAACACCGGCGGCACGTCCTACCTGTGCGATACGTTGGATCAGTGGCATCACCTGTTTTTTGTTCGTGGTCATTAAGTCTGCTAATTCGTCAATAATAACATATAACTGCGTTCCCTGGTATTTTTTCTCGTGTGCTCTCTGCATCTGTGTATATCTCATTTCAATGGTATTCATAGCCATCTGCAAACCTCTGACCATCTCAGCCGGTTCGCATGCATAGAACGCCGTGTGAGGAAGATATCTATAGTCTACGAGTTCCACCCTCTTCGGGTCGATAAGAATGAATTGTACTTGCGACGGTGCTTCAAATAGTGCAGTCGTGATAATTCCATTAATTACTACCGATTTTCCTGATCCGGTAGCTCCAGCCACTAACAAATGTGGCTGCTCCATCATGTTCCCATAGATGACAAAACTCTTTCCCTCTGGTGTGATCCAATTTCTCTGTGCTTTTCTCATGGTTTCAAGTCCTTTCTAGTTCAATGCATTATTGATTGATTTCGCTAAATGTGGAAATGCTTCTGTGATTTCTTGAATGCTATCGGCGTAATAATCGCCGACTATTTCCCCGAAAATATAAATATTTCCAGTGTAAAAGCATCCAAGATCATTAAAATAAATATCTAATCTTGTGGCCTGCTCCTTCTCGTCTCCATACCACATATCAATTTTTATCATGTTCTAGCCCTCCTGATCTGCTCAAGACTTCCGGGAATTGCTCCCCGGTGTGGTTGTCTATTTGCGTGCGCCTTTCTCAAGTTCTCTGTAAAGAAGGTTGCAAGCCAATTTCTCCGCCTTGTCCTCTGCGTATCTTGCCTTTTCTTCCTCTGTCTCTTCGAGGATGTTTCCAAGAAAGTCTATCGCTGATCTAAGAAAAATATCATCAGCAACCGGGAACGCTGTTGGAAGTCCCTGCATCCAGTCCATAAACATTTCTTCTCTGCTTGCTCTGCCTGCGATGTAATAACAGTTATTTTCAAGCTTTTCAATTCTGAATGCCTCCAAGATGTCTGCACAAATCTCGTTAAAATCTGTCTTTGCTTCTCTGCCTTCGAATGTGTAATATTCGTTTGCATCCTCGTAGCTGTCCATGATCTCTTTTCTGATGTTCTCCATTGCTTTTTTGCTGTTTGTTCTTAACATTGCTTTTTTCCTTTGCTCCTGTTATAATAGAGCTACCTTTCTTTTGATTGGTGCCGTTGGTTTGTTTGGTAGACTGTCAACGGCTTTTTTGTTTTGTTGTTTTCTATGGTTATAATATACACTAATTTTGGTATAATGTCAATACTAAAATACACAAATTTTAGACTATTTTTAAATTGACTTTTTTCGTGTCTGATGTTACATTATATATATGAAAGAAAAGGAGGAGCACAAACATGATTAACTATAAGATAGACGTATTCAAAGCTCTGAAAGACAAGGGATATAACCAAACAAAGATACAGAGAGAAAACCTTTTGCCACGTCAGACAATGCAGAATATCAGAGCTGGAAAAAGTATTACATTAGAAACGCTAAACAAAATATGCATCATGCTAAAAATGCAGCCTGGAGATATTATAGAAGTGATCCCGACAGACGAAGAAAAAATAAAATATTATTAACAAAACGGTTGACAGTATACTAATATTAGAATATAATAATACTTGTAAGGAACAGAAAACAAATATCAACAAAGCTGATAGGAGGAAAGAAAAATGATCAATGTAAATGCGTGGACACCGTACAGTGAACGAATTGGGGACGAATATTATTTCGTTACGGAAGACGGCAACAAAAATTATAGAGTTGAAATCACAAAGCGGAATAGCATAGCTTCCAGGTTCTGCACTTATGGAAGCCTTGAAGATGTTGAAAAGATGCTGGAAGAAGCAAGAGAAAAAGCAGGAGTAAAAGTTCCAGATGTTCGAGAAAGTTGGAAGTTAGAGAATGATATATACGGAATCTAAAAGAGAAAAAGCGTAGCCCAAAAAGCTACGCTGTTCTCCCGTTTGCATACGTTCCCATATGTTTTTCAACTCAACGTTCAACCGTAGACTTGAACGGCTCTCACTGAAATCGTGGAACAGTGAGAACAAGTAGTGCACTACCAATACAGATATATTAACTCAAAAGTACTTAAAAATCAATAGATTAAAAGAAAATAAAACAGATTAGGCAGTCCTTTTTTGGGCTGTCTTTTTTGCGCTTCCAGTGGCTATTTTAAAAAATAGTTGTTAGTTCAAACTAACAGGGCAAGTAGGGTTACAAAAGTGTTAACAAATTGTTACGACAAATATTTAACAAATGCCAATAAAGCCAGTAAATACAAGGGCAAACAGTGATTTATTAAATGTTACGCTGTGCAAATTATTATGCCATTTGTATACAGAATGGATACAGAATGGATACAAGAGAAAAAAGATAGAAAACGAGAAAGAAAAAAAGAAAGAAGCAAAGAAATAAAAGAAAGAGTTAAAAGACAGAAATAAAGAGAGATATATAGCCGACTTTCGCCGTCGAAAACAAACGCCCAGAAACGAACGCCGACCAAAACCGATCGAAAACACGGAGACACACGCCTTGATAAAAATTTAAAATTAATTTACTCGACACTATTGCAAACAGATCTTAGCTGTGTTATAATGGCATCAGCGACAAGAAATCCGTGAAAGCCGAATGGGAGCTGGATCGAAAAGAGCTAGGAATCGTCAGCCTAGGCATATCGAGAAAATAACAGACAATGAGCTGTTCAATATCTCGGTGTGTCTAGGTTTTTTTGTTTATAGATTATTTGACAATGCGGAGGTGAAGACAATGACTAAGAAAAGAGCAACACAGAAAACAGAGAGAGTAGATGCTGAGACAGTGAACAGTGTTGAAAGTGTTGAAGTTGATCAAGTCAACCTCAGAGCCTTAGTCGATGACGTGATCACTGATTACTGCATGAGAGATGATCTTGACGAATCAGACATTCCACCGCAGATCTGGAACGACATTATCGAGGAGATCAGAATAACACTGTTCGAGAAGAACGGGAATCTGCTCTGGATCAATGGTAGTATTGGTGGGACATATGACGATGAGAAAGTCATGGATGCCTATGAAATCTACAAGAGAATCTGCAACAGACACTGCCAAGTGGTAAATATCAAAGGGTTCTCTGATATGTCCGGGATAGATAAACAAACGCTGTATAACTGGGATAGAGACAGTAAGTATAACAGTAAATATAATCCTGATAATAGTGGTGGTAATAGTAATAGACTAAGTAAAAAATATTTCGATTTGCGCAAGAAAATCATGGACGATAATGAGCAATCTCTTGAGTCGATGCTACAAGATAAACGCATCAACCCAATGAAGGTGCTGCCATCACTGAACAGGCACCATATGTGGAACCTTCCAGGCGTTAGCCGCGAGAAAGTGGAGGCAAGACCACTGACCGCGGACCAATTGCCACAACTCGGACAGGATTTGCCGCCACAGATCGAGGAAAACGATTGATATTTTTTAAGATTTGAGAACGGAAAAACTGGTGGTTAAAATAAATCATTGACTTTGGAGTGATTTTAAACAGGACTTCATGGAAAATAGTGATCTTTATCGAACAAATATAGATTTATCCAATAGATACATATGTTCGGAACAAATGTTCGACACGCTGACCGATGGGGGAGGGGGTTAAAACAGTTTTGAAAAATCGGCTTACTAAGTACCCCAAAAATTCTCAAAAATAAAAAGCCATCATGGAGAAAACTTCACGGTTTGCCAATGAGGAGAAAGAGATGGATGAAACAGTAAACGTTCTTGGAACGGAATATAAAATTGAAATTCATAAGCGGTCTGAAGATGAGTTTATGAAAAAAATGAATGCTGATGGATATTGCTCGGAAGATGGGAAATTTATCGTAATTGCAGACACTTATGACAGAGATTCGTTCCCAGACATGAATACTGAGGAATCTGGAAATTATAAGAAACGCTTGCTAAGACATGAGATTGTTCATGCGTTTTTAAGTGAATCTGGGTTGAGCGTTAATGCAGGTGTACCATCAATTGCATGGAGCAAAAATGAAGAGATGGTTGATTGGTTGGCTATTCAGTTTCCCAAAATGTATGCAGCTTTCAAAAGTGTGAATGCAATCTGATTCCAAGAGTATTGGGGAATGAGAAAGCAAAAAGGAGGTGCTGATTATGCACAGATACGAGATAGAGATGATTCAAGAGGGAATAATGCTGACGATCACAGCGGATTCGATGAAGATCAGAGAAGATAGCTTGATTGTCTTTGGACAGGATGGAGAGGCAAGAGCAATTATCAATGGAAAAGATATCAAGTACATTTTGAGAACTGAATAGGGAGGACAATATGCTGAAAATCGTTCAACGCCTGTTCTGTCGACACGATCATACAGTGCATGACCATTCAGACCTTGTTCGACAGGAAGACGGAAGTTTCAAGACAAAACATTATTGGCGGTGTAAGAGCTGCGGAAAGGTGATATCAGGAAAATGATTACAAAGAAAGATTTAAAAGGATTGAGTAAACGGGAACTGAAAGAGATGCTGTGTTTGGCAAGTCAGTGGTGCGAGGAGTGCGGACTTGTTCTTGAGTTCAGAGACTGTACGATGGAATTTGCCGGACAGGAAATCGATGCAGATGCATTCGGAGAAGATATCGAATCTCTTGAGGATGAATCACTCGCATTCTCGTTTGCCCCATATGAGGATTGCGACAGATCAGACCTCATTCGTGAAATCGAGATTGCAGAAGATAAGAACATACATCTTGAACTTGACAATAATGACTTGAAAACAGCAATCAATGTGTTAGTTGATCTGTACGCTGGAGAAAGAAGCTTCCGGGGCGATTCGTATGAATGATATCGGGTTCAAGGAACAGATTCTTCAGACATCATGTGAAGTTATCAAAAGTGAGCTGATGAAGCACGAAGAATTCTATGATGCGTTTGTATCATCTGTTAAATCGGCACTGCATGAGGTACCGGAGGTTGGTGAAAAGGAATCTGATGTCGCTGAGAGAATCACGAAACGTATTTCCGGGGAGGAATGACATGAGAATTGCCGGAAAAGAAATCAACGATGAATGTGTTCACTGCGGAGAGATTCTTGAATGCGAACTTTTCAAACAGGGACACGGAATCAGACAAGAAAGAATGAATGTGGTACAGATGATTAAATGCCAGATGAATCATAAGGAGAAGAGAAATGCTGAGTAGAATGATTTTGATTTTTGCGAATATTACGATAGCGTTTGCATGGTTTGCGATGGCATGTGAGAATTACGAAGAAAAGAAATGGGGCAGGATGATGATTTCGCTGTATCTCTGTTTTATAAGTGCCGCATCGATGTATTACATTTGGAAGTACTGAGAAAGGATTAAGAGAAGATGAAGAAATTAAGATGGATTTTGGCAATTGCATTTCTCATTGCCGGAGTTGCCGGAGGACTTTATGTCGGAGGATATTTGCTTTTGTTTAAATCAATTTTGACAGCTTGTATTGCTTTGGATGCAGGGCAAATTACAGCAGCGATTATTTGGGCAACAATCGTAAAAGCATTTCTATCAGTGATTGTTATGTCAGTAATCATTTTTGCAGGATTTCTGGGATTCGGAATTACAATGCCGAAATAATACACTGATTAAGACATTTACTAATACTTGGTTTCATATATTTGTCCATGTGACGATTCTCCACCTACTAGCGGAAAGCTGAACAAAGGGACGTCACAAGTCCCGGTAGGTTTAGCCGATTCTGAAATCGGTTCCGTCAGAATATCGTTGTTGATTGTAATCTGACGTAATTAAGACTGGTTTTGCTGATGACATGCAAGTAATTGAATGACGATTCACCCAGTCGTAAGCCACAATCCCATAAAGGTATTGGAGATTGTTGCTGACCATTCGGTCGGAAACGACTTGGAGGTTCGAATCCTCCTTGTGGCGTTCTGAGTTTCACGGTTCTCAGAAACACCCCTCATGTACGCGCCCTATGTGCAGTAAATATGCCATTTTCCTTTAGATTAGTTTTGATTCCCATAAGTTTAAAGTGATTAAAAGATTTCAAAAACCGTGAAATGCTATCATAGCTCAATTGGATAGAGCAGTTGATTACGAATCAGCAGGGTCCCGGTTCGAATCCGGGCGGTAGCTTCTCCAAGCGTGGTGAACTTGGAGAGTCATCCTTTCATAAGATTTTTTCCTTTCGGTTTGCCGTGTAGTTCAATTGGTAGAACGTGTGAAAAGTGTCGGTTCGAATCCGACCACGGCAATTCATCGTTTTAGCTGCGGAGTTCGATGAAGCTCGGAAACTAACGTTTTGTTAATAAAAGAAGTGGTTTATCGATCATATAATACACTCCAATATTATAAAGAACCGTAGCAGTGCAAGAATTCCTTACGGCTTTCGAGGTTAATTTCTTGCAGCTAAGGGCGTATAGCTTAAATGTAGAGCACAGGACTTTGACTCCTGATGTACTGGTTCGATTCCAGTTACGCTTGTTTGAAAAAATTGGAAATGTGAAGAAAAGAAAGGAGAGTTCCGATGGGAAGAAAAATCAAGGTGCTTGACAGAGAAAAGTTTGTTGAAGCAATTAATGATTATTGCAGCCATAAAATTAAAATGGATGAAGCGGCAAAGAAAATGGGTGTCTGTACTCCGACATTCCGCAAATATCTAAGAATGGTTTGGATGGGAGAACCACTGCCGGAAGAACTGTTCGAAAGGAAGAAATAGTGATGAAAATGGACGATGAAATGAGAAAAAATGAAGTAAAACGCGTGATTACTTGCAAAATGGAAGATATTGCCAGTTTGGTGGCGAATTCCGGTTATACAGTGACAATCAGACCGACAAGAGACGGGGCGAAGATTACAAGTCACAAAGAAAAGATCGTAAAGTAAATACAGAAGCTCATGCCCGGATGCGGACAGGGAACAGGGGAGTGCTCCTTAACTTTTTTATTTTAAGAGTTAGGGGGCACTTTTTTGCGTTATGGCAAGCGATTATTTGATTAAAACCGTAAAAGGGTATGAAAACTACATAGAGCGTAAGGGGATTGACGAACAGGTGCTTGATGCGTACATCCTTGCGGTTCAGACTGCATTTGAGCAAGAGAAAGACATAAAGTACGGATTGCAAGTTTCTGATAGAGCAAAGCAGATTATTAATCAAATCATAAAAAAACAGACAAACGGTGGGGATTTTGCGTGGCTTGAAGATTATGCTCAGCAGAATAAGACAGAGTTTGACTTGATTAATCAGTATTATAAGATTTTGAAAATAGAAGCACCGGAAATTCTTGACAGCTATATGCTGTATGTGGAAAAAAACAGAAAACGAAGAGACAGATTCTACGAGCCGAGAAGAAAAACACTGAAATTGGTAACTGACAAGATTCAGATGCTTGAAGACGATTTGTTGGATGAACTGTTTGTTCATATGCCTGCCCGTGTTGGTAAAAGCCAAGAACTTACGCTTGCGACTTCATGGAAATGCGCTAGAGATATGGAAGCGAGCAATTTGTACGTAACATACAAAGAGGGCCTTGGAAGCGCGTTCCTTGATGGAGTTATGGAAATATGGACTGACCCGACTTATTGCTTTAAAGAGGTGTTCCCAAAAGGAATTATCAAAGATACTGACTTAAAAAACAATAAGGTTGATTTAGGAAGAAAGAAAAAATATAAATCTCTTTCCGGAAAAGGACTTACATCCGGACTTAACGGCGAATACGATGCGTATGGATGGCTAATTGTTGATGACATTATCGAGGGTATTCAGGATGTTTTAAACCCAGATGTTCTCAAAAGAAAGCAGACTATCTTTGACAACAACGTAATGACCCGTAAGAAAGAGAAATGCAAAATAATCTACAACGGTACAATTTGGAGTCTGAAAGATATCTACATGGACAGATTGGATTTCTTAGAGAACAATCCAGAGGCAAAAGATATCAGGTATGATATTTTGAAGATTCCAGCACTTGATCCAGTTACAGATGAAAGTAACTTTGATTATGACTATGGAGTTGGATTTTCAACAAAATTCTATAGGATCAAACGTGCAAAATTTGAAGAAAACGATGATATGGCCGGATGGTATGCACAGTGCCAGCAGGAACCTATTGAAAGGGACGGAGCTGTATTTAATCAAGAACACATGAGATTCTACAATGGAGTGCTCCCAGCTCAAGAACCATATAGAATTTGCGCTGCATGTGATGTGGCTCTCGGAGGTGAAGACTACTTGGCATTTGCTGTGGCTTACATGTACGAAGATGGGTCCATATACATTGATGATGTCATTTTTGATAATTCAGAAAAGAAAATCACAAAGCCAAAAGTTGTGAATATGATTATTGACCACAACATAGGAAGTGTGTATTTTGAATCAAACCAAGGTGGAGAGGGTTACAAAGATGAAGTGGACGAAATACTGAGAGAAAAAGGACATAAGGTAACTCTTGTTTCTCAGTATGCACCTACATCAATGAGAAAAAGTCAGAGAATTTGGGACAAAGCCGGTTCTATACGTGAATTTTATTTTCGCGATACTGGGTTCAGAAATCAAGAATATAGGAACTTTATGAGGAATCTGTACTCTTTTACCATTAAGGGGAAAAATAAGCATGAAGACGCTCCTGATTGCCTTGCGTCGCTTGCATATTTTATTGAGGGAACATGGGAACCACCAAGAGTCGAAGCGGTACACAATCCGTTTAGAGGAGGGTATAGATAATGGATACAAAAACATATTTAGGACAGATTTCAAGGTTAAATTTCAGAATCAAGAACAAAATGGAAGAAATTAATCAGTTGAGAGATATGGCTTGTTCTATTTCTGTGTCTCCGAAAGAAGTTAATGTCCAGAGCAGTGGAGAACCGGACAAAATGGGAAGTCTTGTCTCTAAAATTGCAGATGCAGAAGCAGAGCTTGCAGATTCTGTTGAACGCTCACTACAGAAGAAAAAAGAAATTGTTCAACAGATAGAGATGATTCCAAATACAAATCAATACAGAATCTTGTACGAAAGATACGTCTTATGTAAAGACTGGAATGTAATCAGCGTGGAGATGGGATGCACTTTCCGAAATGCAATGTCAATTCATGGAAGAGCATTACAAGAGTTTGAGAAGTATTTCGGCTCTTATTATCTGTAATCACTTCACATAATTTCATATAATTGCACATTCTTTCACTACTTTTCCAAATACTTGACGTGATATAATAATAATCGAAGAAATACAACTTGAGGATACATAATAATTCTCATAATCCTTTTTCAAAGATGCACTTGGAATGACGAACCAGGTGCATTTTTTATTGGTGAAAAACATGGTAAAAGAACAAACAATCTATTGTCCGAAGTGCAACAGGAAAGTTGGCACTTATGACGGAAAAGGAAAAATCGACAAAGTATGTCGATGCAAGAAGTGTAACAAAAAGATTATTTTCAAAGTAGCAACGGGAGAAACAGTCAGGAAGTCGCTGCCAATTAGAAATTGCAGTAGCGGAATGACTTTTTTGATTTAAGGTGAAGAAATGAACAAGAATACTCTACAAGACCTTGTAAAAGGCAAATACGGAAGAAAAATTGCATATGCAAATGTCGAAGAGGTTGATCAAAGCAATATTTTGGAAGTTGTAGGGGAAACACTTGGAATCTTTTACTTTAACAAACAAGTTACTAAATACTTGTGGGACTACTACAAAGGAGATCAACCGATTCTATACCGTACAAAGACGATAAGAGATGATGTGGTAAACAAAGTAGTAGAAAATCACGCTTATGAAGCAGTTCAGTTTAAAGTTGGACAGTCCTATGGAGAACCGTTGCAGTGCGTGAGTATTGTAAAGGAAAATATCAGTGAATATGTTGACGTGTTCAATAATTATTTGAGACGCGCTCATAAACATGCTAGAAATATCAGAGCTGGTGAGTGGCAGTCGGCAACTGGAACAGCTTTTTTAGCTGCTCAGTTTGAAAAACCGGGAGAAAAAATGCCGTTCAGAATTACAGTTCCAACTCCGATGAATACCTACATCATTTATTCATCTATTACGGAAGAACCGCTTGTTTCTGTTCAAGAATTCAAGGACTTGAACGGTGAATGGTATAAGTCATGCCACACGAAAACGCACCAATGCATTATCAAAGACGGAAAAGTTGAACAATGGGGTGTACATGCGTTTGGTGGAATCCCTATTGTTGAATACCCAAACAATTTTGAGAGAATTTCTGATATTGAGCTTGTAGCATCCATGTTTGATGCAATTAACAATATGCAGTCAAACAGAATGGACAGCATTGAACAGTTTGTTAGTGCCTGGGTAAAATTTGTAAACTGTACAGTTGACCATGAGACATTCCAACAGATGAAAATGGAAGGTGCTCTTGTTGTTAAATCAAACAATGGCACTGACAATAAGGCTGATGTTGATATTATGACACAGGAGCTAAATCAAACTCAGTCACAGGTTGCAAAACAAGACTTGCTGGATAATATCCTACAGATTCTTGCCATTCCTAAACTTGAAGGAAACACAGGTGGAGACACTCAAGGCGCGGTACAACTCCGCAACGGATGGGATATGGCTAAGACGAGAGGAAAACTGAAAGACCCGATTATTCAAGAGTCAGAACAAAGACTGAATGAAGTTATCTTGAATATTATTCGTGTAAGAAAAGGGAAAAATGAATGTCCTATTGATACGAGCCAGTTTGAAGTGATTATTAATCACAGCCCTATGGATAATATGCTAGTAAAGGCACAGTTTCTGGACTACCTGTTGAAAGACGGCACTCATCCGAAACTTGCATATGAGCTTAGCACATTATTCCCGGATAGTGAAAAAGCTTACATTCTGTCCAAACCTTATCTGGATGTGCTTTACAAGACATCTGATGATGAAAATAAGCAAAATCAGATAGAGGATAATTCTAATCAGAATCAAGAACTAGGAGGCAATCAGAATTTGAATGGCAACAAAACGCCGGAGGTAGAAGAATGACATATGATTACACAGTAAAACAAGACGGACAGACGTATCCTCCGGGATCAGATGTGCCGGATATGGGGAGCATTGTTTGTACCGAAGCATCGGGAAATGTTAGAAGCTATGAAGCTCAGTCAAAAGATGTTGATAAGCTCCCGACTTATGTAGATGCAGGAAGTTCCTGTTTGATGTTAGATACATCGGAGTTATACAAATTCAACTCGGAGACAAAGAGTTGGCAGAAATTAGGATAGTAGAAACGAGCCAGTCATTGAGAAATCAGTGGTTGGCTTTTTCTATATAAATTTGCATCCATGCGTCAAATGGAAAAAGAAAAAATCCATGCTGATAGAACAGCGAAATCAAATGTAGATCACGGAGGTAATAACGATGACAAGAGAAGAAGCAAAACAGAATTTGGTTGCATTAGGGATTGAAGAGCCGACAGATGCACAGGTCACTAATTATTTGAATCAGTTTCATAATAACAGACCAGCTCCGGCACCGAACCCAAATCCAGCACCAAAGCCGGAACCTCAGCCACAGCCTACACCGGCACCAGTTCCGAATCCACAGCCGAACCCAAATCCGGCACCACAGAACGATGACGAGATTGAGAAGCTGAGAAAACAGATTGATGCATTGCAGAAAGAGAATATCAAGAAAGATATTCGTGCTTATGCTGCTGAAAAAGGACTGACAGGTGAACAGGCAGAGAATGTTCTTGCTGGTTTTCAAGACAATTACGATCTTGCAAAGACAGCCATTGATTCCATGTCACAGATTATCGCCGATAAAGAAACAGCCGCCGCGCAGGCAAAAGAACAGGAAATCGCTAACGGTTCAATTAATCCGGGCGGTGGAAATCCGGGCGGTAAAGGTGAAGAAAAAACAAATGCAGAAAAAATTGTAGAAAAACTGTATGGAGGAGAAAGCAAACAGGAGAAGAGTGTGCTTTCTTACTATGTTGATTAAGGAGGAAAAGAAAAATGTCAAATATGCAGTATGAAACCATTTCATATGCCGGAGATGTGCAAATTCTCAAAAGAGAAAAGAATGTTGCAATCCCAATGACTCTTGATTTTACAAGCGTAACAGACAAAGATTTCAAGGGCAAAAAGATCGTAAAAGCAGGAACTCCAATCGGAAAATCTGGAACTGTTGATAACACAGAAACAGTGGTTGGAATTCTCAGGTTCGATGTAACAGAAGACAGACCGCAGGGAGCACTTCTCAAAGAAGCATATCTGAATACATCAGTTGCAGAAAAACATGCAGGACTGACATATGATGCGGCGGTTAAAGCAGCACTTCCAAATATTATTTTTGAGTAAGGAGGATAACGATGTTAGTAAATGACGTAGTTGATTCAAAATCTATTGCGCTTCAAGCGACAAATGATCCGAGCAATACTGTTCCGTATATTGGATTACAGTGGTTCCCGGAAAAAAAGAAAGCAGGATTAGACCTTTCTTGGATTAAAACACATAATGGACTTCCAGTATCTCTTGCGCCATCAAACTTTGACACACTGCCGACTCTTAGAGCAAGAGGTGGACTGGCAAAGGAAAAAACTCAGATGGCATTCTTCCGTGAATCTATAGCGGTTGGAGAAACAGAAATGCTTGAGATTGAAAGAATCAAGGAAGAGGATGATCCATATCTTCAAACTGCCCTTGACAGTGTTTACAATGACACAACAAATCTTGTAAGAGGTGCAGAGGTTGTACCGGAAAGAATGAGAATGGGACTTCTTGCAACAGAAAAAGGACATCCGGTTATCGGAATTGAGAGTGACGGTGTCAAATATGCATATGACTATGATCCAACCGGAGAATATGCAAAAGAACATTATGCAAAGCTTGAGGGGACAAGCCAATGGAGCAATGCGACAGCTTCAAAACCTCTCAACGATATGAATACAGCAAGAAAGGCTCTTGCGAAAAAAGGAAGAATTGCAAAATATGCTCTAATGAACTCCAATACTTTTGAGCAGCTTCTAGATAATGAGCAGATTAAAAATTCAATTCTTGCTCAGAATCTTACTGCTACGATTGAAATTACGGATGACAATGTAATGTCTGTTGTTAAGAACAGAACAAAGCTTCAAATCGTTCTGTATGACAAAATGTACAAGGATGAAGCCGGAAAAGACCAGTATTTCTACCCGAACAACAAAGTTACTCTGTTACCTGATTCATCACTTGGTAGAACATACTTTGGTGATACACCGGAAGAGAGAACAGCAAGACAAGTTGCTGACGTAGACGTAACAATTTACGGAACAGGAATTGCAGTTGCCACAAAGACAGAGTACGGTCCTCCGTTAAAAATGACTACAACTGCGGCAGAAACAGTTCTTCCATCATACGAGGGAATGGATTCAACATTTGTTCTTGAAGTAGCAGGGGAGTGATGATATGAAATTTCCTTATATTGTAATCAGAGACGGCAAGTGGTACAAAGCAGGCGAAGAAGTCCCGGATTTTATTCCGGGACATGAATCATATGCTGAGGAAACTCAGATGCCGGAAGTGTTTAAGTATAAGAAAACAGACATCAACAGAATGAGCACTGCTGATTTGAAAGAATTGGCAAGAGAACATGAAGTATTAAATGTTGACGATATGACTGGGCAAGATTTGAAAGAATACTTTATTACAAGGTTCAATCTGTAGATCGTGAGGTGCAGCTATGGCAATTGAAGACAGAATCTATGAGAAATCAGTAGAATACTTGTCTGATATTCCAGAGCTTGCCGATGAAAAACCATCAAAACTGTTAATCGGATTCGTAACTGAGAAATTTAAGCAGTGCAGAAACTATCCTCCGTCTTTTACGGATGCGAAGATAGAATCTGACATGGAAAAGCATTTGAATACAATCGCCATGGCTGTGGTTGACCTAAAAGCAAAAGAGGGAGCTGAAGGAGAGACAAGCCATAGTGAAAATTCAATCAGCCGTTCTTATGAAAATGCTTATGTTTCAAGTTCGATATTTAATGACGTGCTTCCGTATGTTCATTTTTTATAGAAGATTGTGCGTGACCATTTTGCTGATGTCGGCAATATGGTCGCAGGGTATTAGCTAATTTGGTGGTGGGCAGCTAATGGAAATAAGAAAAAGGCAGGCAAATGATTGATAACTATTGAAATATCGACAGCAATCATTATAAGTGTGGTGTCAGTTGCTTTTTCCATTTTCTTCGGGTTGAAGAACAATAAACGTTCGGACACGAAAGATATCGAAGAAAGAGTTAGGCAGAACACACAAATCAATATGAAACTTGATAACATCTCTTCTTTGAGTGAGGACATCAAAAGTGAGATTTCTCAGATGAAAGATAAGCTTGATTCTCACAATGGAAGAATAATCAAACTGGAAGACAGTGTAAAGAGTGCACATCACAGAATTGATACACTGGAAAATAGAATGAATGGTGGTGAAGAATAATGGATATTTTTTCAATGGAAACCGTACTGGCAATTGTAGTTATTACTTATCTTGTTGGACTCGGAGCAAAGCTGTGTCCAAAAGTAAAAGATAATTATATCCCTGTGATTGTAGGTGTAGCTGGAGGAATCCTCGGAGTTGTTGGAATGTATGTAATTCCTAACTTTCCGGCAACAGACGTTCTTGATGCAATTGCAGTAGGAATTGTATCAGGACTTGCAAGTACTGGTGTAAATCAGATTCAGAAGCAAGTAAAGAAGGTGACCGTAAGTGAGGACACTGAACAGAAATAAGCAGAAAATGTACTACTCCTTGCAAGATGGTACGTCTCCGGTATATATGACTGATGATGATGGAAATGTAAAGTACATCGAAGTAGATGGAGAACAGATTCCTGTTGAGTCAGGAGAGACTGAACCACACTACACGGATCCTAAGTTATTCAGAGCGAACATCAATTCTACATTGACCGATACATTTATTCGGGCGTTTGGCATTGATGATTCCTCTGACAAGGCAACGATTGTCTGTGCAAAAGGAACTCTTCCATTGGCAAAAGGGGCGCGTATTTGGCGCAATTCATCCATTAAATACAAAGACCAGATAAATATGTCAAACGTGGATGAAAATTCCGCAGATTACGTTGTTAAGGACGTCAACGATGAAGCTATGCACGAAGATACATTCTTGCTTCAACGATTGATTAAAGAGGGATAAGAATGAGCACAAAAATCAGTTTCGGATTATCGCAAAAGAGCATTGATGAAGCAATCAAACAGATTGAAGCTTACCAGAAATCGCTTGATTCTAAGTTAAACTTGTTCTGTGAAAAATTGATTGAGAGAGGACAGACTGTCGCAGTTGAAAAGCTGACAGAATCTCCGCTCGGAAAAACAGTGACTCTGAAAAGTGATAAGACAGAAGAAGAGATGGGATGCAAAGCGGTACTGATTGCCACTGGTGAAGTAAAGTATCCAGAAGGAAGAGAACCGTTCAATCTTCTGTTCGCTATAGAATTCGGAGCCGGTGTTCGTTACAACAGCATCCCAAACCCAAAAGCCGGAGAGCTTGGATTTGGTGTTGGCAGTTATCCGGGACAGACTCATGCTTCTGATCCGAACGGCTGGTACTACTTTGGAGATGATGGAAAATGGCATCATTCCTACGGTATCAAAGCGACAATGCCGATGTACAATGCAAGCCTTGAGATGATTAAATCCGTTTCAGAAGTAGCGAAGGAGGTGTTTGGAAGTGGATAATTCATGGGTTTTCGACTTAGAGACACACATCTTCTCTATTGTTCAGAAGAAAGTAGGAGATAAGCTGAAAAGTAAGTATCCGAACATTCGTTTCACGACTACTTCAAAACCTAAAGGCGTGACCGTAAAATATCCAACAGTTTACATTCGTGAATTGCCTGGTACAGAAAAAGCACGCACTTTTGAAGGTGAAGATATCAGCGGAATTTTGTATTCCATGCAAGTGGAAGTAAGTACAGATAAAAGTGTTAAAGAAGCTAAGGCAGTTTTGAAAGAGGTTGCCTTGGTATACAAAAATATGGGGTTTGAAATTAAATCTCCAGAAGAGAGTGACGGAGACGAATATTACCGATGTGTAATGAGAGTCAGGCGAACTCTCGGAAACATAGATGCGTTGCACTGAGCCGAAAGGCTCTTTTTTATTGCCTAGATGGCAGAAATGGAGGTAAAAAATGGCTTCAACCAGTTATAAAGTAAGAGCTATTTACAAAGAACTTGAAGATAGTGCGGATTTGTCAGCAGTTGATTTTGCCGGAAGTTACAAACTGCTTCTGAAAGCAAAATCAATGCCAGCTCCTGTGTCTGCACCAAACACAGTTGAATCAACAACTATGGAAGATGATGCACAGACATTTGAGATGGGTATTAAACAGTCTGATTCAAAAGAGGTAACAGGAAACCTTGAAAAAGAGTATCTGGACAATATTGGAAAACTTGAGAAGAAAAGAGTTGCTGTCTTCCAGTTATATGGAACAGACGGTATCGGTGGCGTTGCGAAATATGCATACGTTGCACAGGTATCCGCTACTCCGTCAGACGTTGGTGGTGTCGATGAAATCTGTGAGATGACAGCAACCATCATTCAGAACACTGTCGCAAAGAAAGTGACAGACGATTATACAATCGTTGACGCTGGAAACGGCACATTTACAGTAACAAAGGGGTAACACGTTCCGAGCAAGACATGTCAGCAAATACTCGGAACGTAAAATTTGATTACGCTGACATTACAGAATAACAACAGGAACGGGCGCTCTTATGGGCGCCCTTCCCATATAAAAATTGCGGGAAGGAATACAAAGACATGAAAACATTTGAAATTAATGGAAAAGAATATTCAGGGAAACCTTTTGACTTTAACCTTGTTTGCGACCTTGAGGACATGGGCGTATCAGTTGAATCCATGGAAGAGAAACCGATGAGTATGGTTAGAGGATATATTGCGCTGTGCATGGGAAAAAGACGTGCAGATGCCGGACTTGAGATTCAAGAGCATATTCTGAATGGTGGCACAATGGATGATGCAACAAAAGTAATGCAAGAAGAAATGGAACAGTCTGATTTTTTTCGCAACCTCAACAAGAGAGCGGAAGCGGAAGCTACAAAGAATCAGGAGAAGAAGAACACTGGCGGCAGAAAAACAGCAGCAGCGAAGTAAGATCGTACCGTTCTCAGCGTGAGTTTTTCACCTGTGAATGGTATCCGCAAGCAAAAAAGATGGGAGTTGGTTGGACAGAATTTTGGAGCATGAATCCTAGAATTCTGAAAGCGGTATCTGCCGGATACGAAGAGCAACTCCTTGATATTGATTATATGAATTGGATGTCAGGGCAATATCTTATTAGTGCAATCAATACGTGCTTTGTCAAAGAAGAAAAGTATCTGAAGAAACCGATTCTGAAAACATTGATTGAAGAATCGCGAATGACTGATGAAGAACGTGAACTTCGTGAGATGGAAGAGGAAATCAGAAAAATGGATGCTTGGATTGCAGCAGACAGGGCAAGAGGATTGCCGGAGACATCGATAAATTAGGATGGGTTCACCATCCTTTATTTTTTGTAAAAAGGTGGTGAAAACATGGGAACAGAGGTTGACTCTCTTGAGGTAAAAGTTGAAGCGTCGGCTAAGTCAGCAAATGCTAGTTTGACTAATTTGGCAAAGAGATTAGGTACTGTATCGCAACAGCTTCAATCTGTTTGCTCTTATCAACCAACAATAAAAGCACTTACTGGGAATCTCGAGGGTATTTCTAAACTTGATTTTAAAAATGTAAAAGCTTTAAAAAACGCTATTAAAACAATGTCCAAAGATATGGCAAAAATCAATGGACGGCAAATTAAAATCAGCGTAAACAAGCTTGGAGATGTAGAAAATGCTGCTGAGAAAGTGACAGCCCTTTCAGAAAAAGTTGCAGAAGCATCCAAAAGCATAAAGATTTCTGTTGATTCTTCTGAGGTTAATTCTGCGAAAAAAGCTTGCGAAGAACTGAAAAAGAAAACTTCCGGTTTAAAAACAAGTGCTCAGACCATTAAAAAGGCGAATGCACAAATTGGCGTATCTAATGGAAATTCTGAGCTAAGCGGAGATGAAACGGGACAAAAAATTTCAAAAATTGTTCCAGGCAAAGACAAAGGAATTGCTGAAGAAGCAAAAGAAGCGTCTAAGCTTTCGAATATTCTTTCCGGCACTCAGAAAGTTTCAAAATCTCTTTCCAATACGTTTGGGAAGATGGGGAAAACAGTTAGTGGCGTAGTCTCTAAGGCAAAAGATCTAAAGAATTTGATTACCAGAACAAACAAATCTGGTGGTCAAATGTCAATGGGAAGAATGCTTGGAATGTCACTTGTATTTTCCACTGTATTTTCAGCATTAAGCGCAATAAACAATGCAATCAAGGAAGGTTCAAATAACCTTGTTCAATACAGTTCTGATTACAATAAGAGCATTTCGGGTATTGTCACATCTCTTCTGTATTTGAAGAATGCATGGGCGGCGGCTTTTGCCCCGATTATCAATGTAGTCGGACCGTATATTTCAGCATTTATTGATATGCTCGCCAATGCAATGAATAAGGTCGCGCAGTTCATGGCTGTATTGACTGGAAAAACAGCAGTGGTGCAAGCAAAAAAAGCATGGAAAGACTACGGAAAAACACTCACATCCACTGGAAGTAGTGCTAAAAAAGCTGGAAGTGATGCGGCAAAAGCAGCAAAAGACCTTGAGAGCTATACTCTTGGAATTGATGAACTAAATATCCAGCCGAAAACATCAAGCTCAAGTTCAAGTGGTGGCCCTGACGGAAGTTCCGGTGCTTATACGGGACCAGATGTTTCTGAAATGTTTGAGACAACTGAACCGACTAAAGCTATTTCTGATTATGCTAAACGGCTCAGAGAAGCGTTCAAAGCTCAAGATTGGACTTCTCTAGGCTCAATCATGGCAGAGGGCGTAAATGCCGGAATGCAGAAATTATATGACATATTTGACTGGAATAAGCATGGAGAAAAGATAACTTATTTCTGTAATGCTTTTACCACAACAATGAATAGCCTTGTTGACAATATTGAATGGCCGTTAATGGGAGCTACTGTTGCTGCCGGAGTAAATACGGTCTTCAATACTGCACAGCTTTTGATTACCGGGTTTAACTGGACGAATCTTGGGACAGGAATCGGAACAGCTATTTCCACAGGGATTCAAAACATTGACTGGGGAACGATAGGATACACTCTCGGAGCGTATTTTATGATTTCTTGGAACACTCTTGTCGGTGTACTGAGAGAACTTAAAGGTGAAGACATTGGAATGGCGCTGGCTAATGCTTTTAACGGCGCACTGGACTCAATCAATATTGGAACAATCGGAGAATCCATCGGAAGAATGGTTGCTCTTGTAATAGAGTCAATTAGAACATTTATTCAGAATGCCAATTGGAAAGAACTTGGATCACAGATTATTGATGGAATAAAGAATGCTTTCAAGTTTGCTTCTGACGGTGGTGAAAATACAGGAATACTTGCATCTGCTATTGGAATCGGAGCAACAGGTGAAATCGTAAAGAAAATAGCTGAAATTCTTCCCAAATTAGATGGAATGGCAGAAAAATTCAATAAAATAAAGGAAGTTGCAGGAAAGCTAAACTTTAAATCTCTTCTTACATTATCTCCAACAACTGCATTGATTATTGCTGGAATTACAATTTTAGTTGCTGAAATAATGGACTTGTGGAATACTTCTGAGGGATTTAGAGATGCTGTGAAAAATGCTGTTGGGGAAATTGGAGATGCATTTTCTTTTGCGAAAAAAGAAATTTGGGATAACGGATTTAAACCACTTTGGGATAACCTAAAAGAACTGTTTAATTCTATTTACGATTTATACACATCAAGTGGAGCGAAAGAGCTGTTCGAATCAACAATGATTTCCGCAGTAAAAGCAATCGGAGAAGTACTTTCCATAATAATTAGAAAGATAGCACAAGTTGTTTCTGTTATTACTGGAATGGTGAGTGGAGCGATAGAGATAATCCAAGGCTTGGTTACGTTTGTGACAGGTGTGTTTACTGGTGATTGGGGAAAAGCTTGGAAAGGAGTAGAAGATATTGCGCTTGGATTTAAGCAATATATTTCATCTTTATTCCAATTGCTTTTTATGGCGATTACAACAATTTTCTCACCAATTGTACAGTGGTTTTCGAAAAAATTTCAAGCTGCTAGAGACGGTGTAATGAATGCATTTTCAAACATCGGTTCTTGGTTTGGTCAAAAACGTGAAGATATCAAGTCAAATCTGAAGCCGATTGCTCAGTGGTTCAAGGATATTTTTAAGTCTGCTTACAACGGAATTACTTCAATTTTTGACAAGATTGGTGGATACTTCAATACTGTAGCAGGTTGGATAAAATCACCTGTTTTAGGCGCAGTAAAAGCAATCGCTAATGCTGTGAACTGGGTTTACGGGAAATTAGGTGGAGACGGCGATCTGATTAACGTCTCTGTACTTGATAACTATGCAAGCGGTACAAACGGAGTGGCGAGAGATTCATTTGGCGTTGTCAATGACCAGCCGGGAAATACCTACAGAGAACTTGTTCAGTATCCGAATGGACAGACAGTAATTCCAACAGGAAGAAATGTCGTTCTGCCGATGCCAAAAGGTACAAAGGTAATGCCAGCAGGTCAAACAGCAGCATTGATGGGAATTACTGGCGTGAAGAAGTATAAATCTGGAATTGGCAACTTCTTTGGAAATACAGTAGACAAAATTACTGATATTGCAAGTAACATTTTCAGTTATATCAAAGACCCGAAGAAGCTTCTTCAAGCGGCGATTGATAAATTCACAGATTTGACAGGAGCGCTTGAGCCTGGAATTACACTTGCGAAGACGGCAGTTAATTCACTGTTTGAAACAGCAGTTTCCAAAATCAAAGGATTCTTTGACAGTTTCGGTGCTGTTGCTTACAAACCATCTGCCGGAGTGGAGCAGTGGAGAGGACTTGCGAAACAAGCTCTTTTACTGACAAATCAGTTCAGCGAATCTAATCTGAATGCCTTGTTAACTCAGATGATGCATGAGTCTGGTGGAAATCCGAACGCTATCAACAACTGGGATATCAACGCAATCAGAGGTATTCCGTCAAAAGGACTGATGCAGGTAATTGACCCGACATTCCGTGCAAATGCGATGTCTGGATTCAATACAAACATTTACGATCCACTGTCAAACATGATCGCTGCTATCAATTACACGGTAAGAAGATACGGAAGTCTGTATGCTGGATGGACAGCAAGAGGATACAAGGGATACGCAAAAGGTATCGGAACATTTTCTATGAGTGATTTTCCAAAGTATTCAACAGGCGGATTCCCAGAAGACGGACTGTTCTTAGCAAATCACGATGAAATGATCGGACAATTCTCTGGAAGAAATGCTGTTATCAATAATGAACAGATTGTTGATGGAATTTCTGATGGAGTATACAGAGCAATGATGCAGGCACAAAGCGATAATTCAAGGCTGACTAACATTCTGTCCGAGATTTTAGCAGCAATCAAAGAGGGAAAATCACTCCGAATTGATGGAAGAGAACTTGTGTCAGCGTACGACTCAAGAAAAAAGCGTAACGGATACGCATTTACTTAAGGGAGGGCATAAATGCTCTCTCTTTATTTTGGAGGTAACAACATGGCAATGTCTTCGTTTTTGAATGTAAACGGGTATGATTTCCCGTGCCCGAAGAGAGGAAACTTTTCTTGGATGATTTCTACCACGGTCAGTGATGGAAGAAATGTAAATAATGCAGTTATTGGTCAGAGAGTCGGCAGAGACTTGTATAAGCTTGACGGGCTTGAGTGGGTTGGACTTTTACCAGAAGTCAGAGCAAAGATGCTTAAGGCTGTGAAAGATTTTTATATTCCGGTCACGTTTGAAGATATGGAAAATCCAGGTAAAACGATTACAGTCGTTATGTATCCGGGCGACAGGTCAGGAACACCATTGTTTGTTGACCGTCTGACCCACATGATTACAAAGGATGAGATACTGAAATTCAATCTGATTGACGCAGGATGGGAGTGATGGCGTATGCAGAAAGTAAGCAAAGAATACGCTGAATCAATGCAGAGGCCATTCCGATATAGAGGATATATCAAGGGGAGTATTGGCATTATCAATTCTGACGCACAAAGCAACGCCACGACAGATACGGCTCTCGTCTACTTCTCTGATAAATCCAAACCATTCAACGGATACTCTGTCAATCAGGTTTACGCCACAGCGGAGGAAGACTTCTCGAAAGTGGATGGTAGCATGTATTTCCCACCCAAAAATCAAAAAGGGAATATTTATTATAATCAGGGAATTGTCGTGTCCGTGTTGAATGGCTCATTTGAGATCAAATTTGGTGATAAAAAGGGACTTGATATCAAAGGACTGACTATTGATTTCGGAGAAGTGTATCCGGTAAGTCTCACGGTTTCAAATGGGAGCACTTCAAAAACTTATTCAAATGATACTCAGAATTTCGTGACTGATGATAGCTTTGATAATTCTGACTATATCAGAATCACTCCTTCCGGATTTTCCAATGGAAGTAAGAAAGTTCGAATGAGAATCAATAAGATGTCATTCGGAGTGGTTACATCATTCGGAAGCGATAAAATTCTTGAGTGTTCCTTGAAAGAATATGTTTCACCAATTAGCGATTCACTTCCAAGCCGTGACCTTGAGTTGACAATTGACAATCAAGATGGATATTTCAATCCAGACAAAGAGCAAAGCGCAATTGGATACTTGGAACTTGGACAGGAAGTCAGAATCTCCTACGGATATGACGTAAAGGGCGATGGCGTTATCGAATGGATTCCAGAGACACTGACTTACTTAAAAACATGGCAAGCGAATGATACACAGGCTAAATTCACAGCGACAGACTTGTTCGATACAATGGATGAGACTTATTACGGCGGTTCCTTTAATTCTGGTGATGGTAGAACAGCCTACGATCTTGCTATAGCAGTTCTGACAGATGCTGGATTTTCAGAAAGCCAATACTATCTTGACCCGTATCTCAAGACGGTGAATATCAACAATGCCATTCCTGCTGTTACTCATTCAGAAGCATTGCAAATCATAGCGAATGCAAGCAGATGCGTTTTGAGTGAAGATAGGAAAGGTAAGATTAATATTCATAAATCGTTTGAGCCTGCAAAGACAGTTATTACAAACGGTGAGACAGAGTACAGCCATTCCGCAAGAATCACTGAAAGAACAAGAAAAGATGCTTATGCTGTAACCAGTTTGGACTTCTCAGCGACTGATGGCTCATTACTTTTCATGCCATCTTCTGGAAATTACAAAAGCACTGGTTACATTAGTTCTGCCGTTTCGAAAGCAGACGGAACGTTTGATGTAAACCCAAAAATCAATGTAAAATTCGAATTTCCGTGGACGGCTTACAATTTCACTATAAAATTCAGAGAAGTAGTTCCACTCGCATTCACACTGACAACATATTCCGGTGGAACGGTAAAAGCGACAAAAGAAATCACTCTTTCATCCGAGAAAAATCAGCCAGCCGTCACAGAAGTTGCAGAAAATCCATACGATTCGGACACTTACGAATTGAATGAGACTTTTGACCAGATTGACGAATTTTCTGTAGAATTCACAAAAGCTACACCGAACAGCAGAGTGTTTGTTGACTATCTGAATATCGGGGAATCCACAGACTACAGAATCAGAAGAGTTGATATCCTTGATACTCCACAGACTACAAAACAAGACAAAGTGCGTGCGATTACTGTTGACAGGACTGTGTACAGACAGTCAATAGAAGAAGATAAGGAACTTGTCTCTGAGACAATATCACTCACAGCGTCCAATATGACCCATACAGTCTACTTCAACAGTGCATCCTATGGATTCAGCGTGTCAACTGATAATTCGGCGATAACAGGTAAAATCGTAGCTTCCAGTAACTTTTACGCAAAGATTCAATTCAGCGGAGTTACGAAAGATACGACACTGACTGTAACTGTAAAGGGGAAAGAATATCAGCAGGACACGAACAGATACACAAAAGTACACAATAAATCTGGTTCGGATGTCGAGTGGAAGAATCCACTTATCAGTACTGTGGAACATGCAAAAAAGGTAGAAGAATGGCTGGCAAGCTATTACTTAGGCTGTGCTGAATATGAATTTAACTGGCGCGGCGATCCCGCTATTGATGCAAATGACACCATGTACTTTGGACTGAAAGATGGAAGAGAACAGTTGATACGGGCGTATGAAAATTCACTGACGTTCAACGGCTCTTGGAATTCAGATATGAAAGCGAGGGAAGTAAATTATGTCGGAGTGGATAACACCTAAAACCGATTGGAATGCAAACAGTAAGTTCAATATCGATGATTATAACAGGATTAAGAACAATCTTGTCTACTTGAAAGACCGAGCAAATGAGTTGATTATCCCATTTGAAATTGACGATATGGGTAGTGATTTGACTTCCTATGCATTGTTCTGGGATGTCAGGATTTTCAACCTGTTTGAGACAAATCTTGAGAAGATTAATCAGAAGACCTATAACAAGAATTTAGGCGGTACAAAGACGTTCTACGAAAACGGGCAGTTTATCAAATACGATGAACTGAATCGGCTGGAATCATCAATGATAACTCTGAAAGATACTCTGGACAGGCAGAAACAAGGTTTGAGACGCATCCCATTCAGACTGGGAAGATTTAAGGAGGTACGTGTATAATGGCACTTAAAACGGATTATAAAGACGATATTCTGGCATCGTCAATGAACGGAAAGAGAAGATATAAGCAGATATCAAACAGTGACGGCTCTATTTCATTGGAGGACTACACAATCTATGAACAAGAGGGAGATAATTTTGGTGCGGCACAATTCAATGCTGTTTGTAAGGAAGTCAACAACCTTGATAATGGAAAAGTCAGCACACGTATCTTAGGCGTATCAGCAAAAGAAACGCTGACTGGCGAATTCTTGAACGATAAGCCGATTTACACAAAGATGATTGAAATCGGTGCATTACCTAACAATACAACAAAAACAGTACCCACAGGTCTGAGCAACCTTGATTATTACTGGGTTGATGTGTCAAATTCGTTCTGCTTTTCTGGTGGAGCTTTCTATCCGATTCCGCATGTTGAGCCAAAGACAATCACAAACAGTATCGGAGTTCGACTCACTGGGTATGGAGCAAATCTTGTCGTGTCAACGGGAGCAGATTGGAGTTCTTATGCAGGGATTGTGACTGTAAAATACACGAAGAAATGAAATCGCAGGAGTGATGTTATGAGAACATTAAAATTCAACGTGAAAGAGCAGAGGATAGAGAAAGCAAAGAACTGTGATTTTGGTGATATCGAAAGAGGGACAACGGGATATTTGAAAGCACAGTTTTCTTTTTCCTCTGATTGGAACGGATACGCAAAGATAGCTGTTTTCAATGATGCATGGGACAAAGTAGAAGAGTTCAGACCGATTATCGGCAACGAGTGCGAAATCCCGTCAAAAGTTCTTGAAAGCATCTCATTCAAAGTAAGGGTTATAGGCGTATCTGATGGGAGAAGACTCACCACGAACAGAACGGAGGTGGAGCAGTGACAGAGCAAGAAGCATTAGCTGTAGCATTGGCAGAACAGGAGCTTGTAAAGCCAGTCAATGACATTCTTATGATTGACCCAGAGACAAGGACGATTAATGTTCCTGATTCAGAAAGACTTTTCGGTGTGCAGTCAGATGAAAAGGCTGAAAGAAAGTATTTTAAGTGTCCGAAAATCGTTGGAAACAACATCAATCTTGCGACCATGAATATTTACATCAACTACAAAAGTCCGAATCAAGAAGATGAAGAGGGAGATTCCTATATTGTACAAGATGTTGTGACAAGCGGAGACTACATCACATTCTCTTGGGTTCTTGGTCGAAATGTAACGAAATATACAGACGGAATCCACTTCTCTGTTTGCGCCAAAAAGTCAAACTCAGACGGCACTCTTACGACAGAGTGGAACACAACATGGGCTGAGGGAGAAGTCCTTGAGGGATTGGAAACTACTCAGCAGATCGCGGAAAAGAACAAGGATTTAATTGAGCAGCTATTGAACACCTACGATTCCAAAGTTGCTGTGAAGTTGGAATTCGACCCGTCAACCCGTGGCATATCAATCATTTAAGGAGGAAGAATGATGGCACTGAAAGCAGAAGATGTATTGGCGATTGTCAATGAAAAAATAAAGAATCCTGTTACTCAAGAACAAGTGACAACAGCTGTTAATGAATATCTAAAAGAAAATCCAGTTACCGCAGGAACAGCAACATAAGACACAGAGACAAGAGGAATCACGATTGAGTAAGGAGGTACGACATGGCAACGAGTGACATTGGAAAAGCTGCATTTTTAAATGTAAAGAACAAAGACACGGGTGAAATCGAAAAGAAAACCCTGATTCCTCCGGCTCCGTCCGGTGGTGATTTAGGTGGAATAAGCAAAGAAAAGTTAGATTTGATAGATGGAGTTATCGCACTACCAAAAATGTTACACAATACCACACGTCTTGTTCCGAAAGATATTACCGAATATTACAAAGATGGCACGCTTTGGAAGCGTCTTGAAGGAACTGGCGGATATTCCTTATATCAAGACATTTACGTAGGAGATTATTTCCAGATGTCACGAGTGATTTCTGCGAAGAATACTGATTCTACACGGCAGTCGAATGGTACAGATTGGGTAACAATCGCATCTATTGGCGGGTTGATGTATAGTGGAAACGTTAATATATTAACCAAAAATCATCTTGTTATGGTTCCAGGAAAAGGATTTGATGGGACACAGAATTTTGGAACAAGTAGCATGAATCCAACAGATACAACTGTTGGCGGTTATAAATCGTCTGAAATGAACACAACTGTGCTAGGTGCTATTGCTACTGTTGGCTCTACTGTTGCCGGCGCAACAATTAATCAGCAGTTATATGCAGAGTTTGGTGCGCACCTAAAGACAACAAGAGAGTTAGTTACAAACAAAATCAATGTTACTGGAATAAACAGATATGGAAGTAACAATGGTTGTGCTAGCGGATGGGAATGGATTGATGCACAGGCAATTCTTATGAGTGAAGTTGAAGTTTATGGCTCTACTGTTTGGTCATCTTCGGGATGGGATACTGGAAATGCAATCCATCAGTTTGAATTATTTGCTACTTCAAGATCTGCGATTAATAATATAACTGTTTCATGGTTGAAAGATGTGGCAACTTCGTCTGAGTTCTGTTCTTGTTCTGTTGGCGGTGTTTCCGTAAGCAATAAGGCTTCTGTTAAAGTAAATGGCGTACGTCCTCGTTTTGTAATTACAGCGTAATAAATCTCTGTTATTTGTTGGTGGGATTGAAGATTTATTAATGTAAGTGAGAGGTGAAATGATAAAGTTGAAATAACTTTTATTAAAAAGTAGGAGACAAAAACAAATATGACAACAGCAGAAATGATAGGTATTGTAGTATTAGGGTTAAGTTCGCTTAGAAAATAAAATTGCACCGGTGCAAGAAAGGAGAGCAATATGAAGTTATTTATTATTTGTGGACACGGAGAGGGAGATCCAGGAGCTGATGGAGGAGGATACACCGAAGCAGAACGAGTCAGAGCACTTGCTGAAAGAATGAAATATTACGGCGGCGATAATGTAATTATTGGCGATACAAGCAAGAACTGGTATCGTCACGGGTATGTCAGCAAATATAACTTTCCGGACGGATGCTGTGTGATGGAACTCCATATGGATGCAGGTGGAGGTAAGGCACGCGGAGGACATATCATTGTCAGAAGCGGACTTGTAACTGACCAGTATGATAGAGCAGTAGCAACATATATCAGCGGAATCTTACCGGGTCGATCTGAAAATATCAAGTATCGCGATGACCTTGCTAACATTAACAGGGCGGCGAAGCGTGGAATTAACTATAGATTGCTTGAATGCGGATTTATTGATAATGATTCTGACCGTGAGAAATTCAATAGCAATATTGATGAAATCGCAATCAACCTGTTAGCTTGCTTTGGAATTATATCGCAGAATGAAACAGGAAAATGGGTGAAAGACAAAACTGGCTATTGGTGGAAAGAGTATGACGGAAGCTATCCTAAATCCAGTTGGAAGAAGATTGCAGGAGTATTTTACTGGTTTAATGAGCGTGGTTATTGCGTGATGAATGACTGGATTCTGTACCAGAAGCATTTCTATTTTTTGGGTGAAACAGGCGGTATGGCTACCGGATGGAAGAAAATCGGAGAAGACTGGTACTATTTCAATCAGACAGGTGGGAAATTGCCTATCGGCGCAATGCTGACAGGGTGGCAGATGATTGGCGGTAGATATTTCTACTTCTATACAAAACGTGTCGGAAAATATGCAGAGGGTGCAATGCTAACTGGTGAACTGCTCGGATATAACGGACATGATTACCGTTGCTGGTCTGCTGGAGAAGACAAAAAGAAGCAGACTGGTGAGATGGTGACCGGATGGTACAAGGACGACAAATCTGGAAAATACTACTGGTACAATACAATAGCAACAAAAGATATGCCGCTTGGAGCGATGTACAAAAATAAATGGTTAAAACTGGAAGAAGCATGGTATTACTTCAAAGATAATGGAGAAATGGCTTGTGATGAAACATTAGTAATTGGCGGCAAGAAGTACATTTTCGGAAATAATGGATATATGCAGTAGAATGAATAATCACCATACGCATTGATAGATTACAACTGTTCTAAAAAACAAAAATCCCGGGTGAAATTCCCGGGTTCTTTTTATTTCTTTTTATCGTTATTCTTTCTTGTTTGACCAGTCATTGTGTAACCGTTTTTGTTTTCACATGCAGCTTCACGACCTCTTTGCAAAGCGATATTCAAAGAAGCAAGGTCAGGCATTATATTATCTTCATTGACAAGTTCTCCTCTTGCTTTTTCCATAAGGAAGTTGTCGTAAACAGCTTGACAGATATTCACTCTCGATCGCATAGAACAGTGATTGTTCGCTGTAAGCATATTCAATTGCTCGTGCCATGATGAACCAGTGTCACCGAACATACAGTAAGCCATTTGACGAATATCTCGCTCAGTGTAGTTTGTGTTTATGTAAGCATGAATACAGTCAACCATCTTTTCGATTTCTGTATTGTCAACAGTCAAGAATTTATCAGGGTATCGGTAGCTGAGAATGTACTTTTCCATGTTTAATCCTAGCACCGAGAACCACTTCTCAAGTGTTCTGTAACCAGGCTCACCTATTCCGGATTCCCAGTTCTGAATTGTAGTGACTGACTTTCCGAGAGCTTGAGCCATTTGCTTTCTTGTTTTTCCGGCATCTGTTCTTGATTTTGCAAGCATATTGCCGAAATTCTGTGCTTTTTCAATCTCAGATGACATAAAAAATTTTACCCCCTTTTTGCCATTTCGCAACCAAAAAATTGTGTATTCTATTTTAAAAAATAAAGACATAATTTTTTATGCCTATTTTCCAAGATTGCGAACAAAAAAATTAATGCATAATTATAAAAAATTTAATAAGTAATTTTTCCTCCGTTTCCGCTATAATAAAAACAAATTTTAAAAAAGGAGGACAAATACATGAAAGAATTTTTAAACACTATTGCATACTTATTATCGGTGAGACCGATTATTGGTGAAACTGAGTACATGAGACAGTTGTCTTCCTACATTGGAACGATTGTCCCGGAGTCAAAGTCAGACCAGTTTGATCGATTTCCTCTTGCATCTTACACCAGTGCTGACAATCTTGCAAGTGATATTTTCAAATTTATTAATGATTAATTCTTAATAAGCGTTATTCGTTTCTCTTATAGATAGGTCAGGGGTGATTTTTATGGATGAGAAAGAGAGACTGAGATTGCAACTAATAGAAATGATCGTTAAAATAGAAAGCGCAGGCACAATAGAGTACCTGCACACATTCGTTAAACTTTTTTTAGAAGAGTGGGGTTAGTCCTCGCTCTTTTTATGCGATAGCATATAATTTATTAAATTCATAATTATTTCTTGTTCCTCTTTATTCAATAAAGAGAATTTGTTATAAAATTCAAAATCTTCTTCAGCGATTTCTTTTGAAACCTTAGCTTTACCTTCTGAATACTCTTTTGTTTCATCATCATCAAATCCCATCAGCCATCCTTCACTTACTCCAAGAGCCATTGATAATACCATAATTTTATCTTGACTCGGCTCAACTTTGCCGGAAACATATTGGCTTATATTAGACTTGTTCATTTTTACGTTGTATTTTTCGCAAAATGGCAATGTTTTATTCAGTATATCAATTTGCTTTAAATTTTGTTTTTCCATTATTTCTTTTAATCTAATAGAAGAACTGCTTATTTTCATTTGTAACACCTCCTTTCCGATAAATAATATAACACTATTTGAATAAAAGTTCAATATGTAAAACTAAAAAGTTAAAAAAGTTGAACAAAAGTATTGACATACTGAAATAGCAATGATATGATTTAAGAAGTTCAAGATATTGAACTAGAAAGGAGATAAAAAGATGTCATTTGATTACAGCAAACTAAGAGGAAAAATCGTAGAAAAATACGGAAGTCAGACTGAGTTCGCAAAGGCTATGCGGTGCTCAGAGCGCACATTATCGCTGAAACTAAACGGAAATGTCATGTGGAGACAGGATGAGATTTGCAGAGCGATTGAAGCTTTGAATTTATCAGAAAGCGATATTCATGACTATTTTTTTACGATGAAAGTTCAAGATTCTGAACTTTAAAGAAAGGAGAAAAAATGGTTAAGACAAAGGGTTATTCAAATGAAGAAGAGGTGAAGACGCTGAGAGATTGCGTAGAATTTTATGCACTTTCCATTTGCGAAGACATGGAAAAAGGAGAGGGAATTGAAAGAACATTACAGAGATGCAAAATTCTCAATTCCCTTGTTGGAGCATTAGCGACTATCGGTAGTTAGAAAGATTGAATGGGTTCTTAGCTACATCGACAGAGTTTTCTCCGGTAGGAAGTTCTTTGATGATTTCAGAGTAGTATTGGTCGTACATTTCCTTGAACTCATCGAAAGAACCAGTAAAGCCGCAACACTTAGCAGTTGCATAGGAAGAAGCAAGTTGATTATTATCCATTTCAAATTCACCTCCTTGTGTCGATTTAAGTAGATTATAACACAGAAAAATATATTTAGAAAGGCGATACAAGATGAACGAAATTAAATTATTTACAAATAAAGAATTTGGTGAAATCAGAACAATGAATATTGATGAAGAACCGTGGTTCGTTGGAAAAGATGTGGCAGAAGCACTTGGATATTCCAACGCAAGTAAAGCTGTTTCTACTCATGTTGGAGAAGAAGATAGGATTTTAAAAGTACTTGAAGCAGATTCCCAAAATGGGAATGTGGTAAAAACGCAGACAGCACTTATCAATGAATCCGGCTTATACGCATTAATCTTTGGGAGTAAGTTGGAATCCGCTAAGAGATTCAAGCACTGGGTTACATCAGAAGTGCTTCCGGCAATCAGAAAGACTGGTTCTTATCAGAAACCAATGAGTCCAGTAGAAATGATGCGTATTCAGTTAGGTATGATTGACGACCATGAGGGACGTATCACAGAACTCGAACAGAATATGACGATTGATTACGGACAGCAGATGTCACTTGGAGATATCGTCAACAGGGTTGTGGTTGATTCTCTTGGCGGTAAAGATAGTAACGCATATCACGAAATTGGCAGAAAAGTATTTTCCGAGTGTAACAGGGATTTGAAGCATTACTTTAATGTGAATGCTCGCAACAACGTTCCGAAGAAGAAATTCGATGAAGCTGTTGATTACGTGAAGAACTGGCAACCATGCACTAACACAAGGATTATGATTCAGGAATGCAATGCACAGTTGAGTATGTAGGAGGTGCAACACAATGATAAACAAACTTAATCATGAGAAAGTAAACGGAGATTCCGAAGAACTGCACGCACTGAAAGGGTTCAAGGTCTTATCTGTTGGCAACGGAACAATCGGAGAAGAGTGTGCGTTGAGAATCATGCTTATGAACGAGAACAAAGTTGCTGTTGATTTAAGCATCACAGAAGACGGAGCGTACCTCAGCGATTTCTACGCACTGACAGAGGACATGATTCCTCGTAACTAAGAGGATAAATAAATGTTAGATGTAATTGATATCAAAAGGAAGAAGCTTGAAGTAATTGATATCCGAAGAGAACTCCAAGTGATGGAAGAAGATGAATCTGACGATGAACTAACACCGTTTCTTGTAGGAGTTATATCAGTAGCAATACCACTGCTTATGACAGCGGTATGGGCGATATGCGGATATTAAAAAGAGTGCCATAACAAATGCGGCAACCTTCTGGCACTCGGCTATAAAACCAACTTAATAATAGCATAGGAGGAGAAATGAAACAACCAAAGAAACTTTCGTTGTGGCAAAAGAAGTGTGTAGCAGCACACTATCTGAACGCCAAAGACTGGATGCTTCTTGAGGAAACAGAATTCTACTTGAAGATTATCAATAAGTACACGAACAAGACGAAGAGCATTGATAAATTTAGGAGATGAACCATGAAAACAAGAGGACTTACCGAAGAAGAATCAGAGATCGTGTCTGCTGCTGGATTAAAACCGGAAGAATGGGAGTGTGCATTAGAAGATTTTGCATACTTACATATAATAAGGAAGAATTGCAAAAACAGAGCAATTATTGACAAAGAGAAAGGAGTGCTTATCCGATTTGTATAAATGTGATGATAACTTTGAACCAGAAGAACCTGATGTAGAATGCACTTGTTGCGGATGTAAACTCGATGATGGAGATTACTTCTATTGCATATCGGGAGAAATATTATGTGAGGATTGTTTAAACGATCAGTATAGGAGGATTGTATGATTGATATTGTAAAAGTAACTATTCCAATGGAAACGCTCATGGGATTGCTGAGAAAGGAAGCGGAACTCAAGGTATTGAAAGAACATATCAGTGCTGAAATCGAATCAGAATCAAGTGATTATATTGATAAAAATAAAATCGCAAGTATTTGTTCTATTCCATTCAATAAGGAAAACGAGGGAGGGGGATTCTGATGGCTGGATTATCAATTCCACAAATCCAATATAGAGCGCATCCGGCAATCAGTAAATCAGACTTGTTCAAGATTACAAAGTCTCCACTTCATTTTAAATGGTCAATGGAGAACAAGGAAGACAAAACAGCAGCACTCATATTTGGAAGTGCGTGCCACAAGTATATTCTTGAGCGTGATGATTTTGACAGTGAATTTGCTGTTGCTTTGAATGTAGACAGGAGAACTAAAGCCGGGAAAGAAGAATATGCGAAGTGGTTGGAAGAAAATGAGGGGAAAGACGTGGTTTCTTCCGATGACATGGAGAAAATAAAAGCCATGGCAGAAGTAGTTGATTCTAATAAATTTGCAAAGAGACTTTTTTCCGGTGAACATGAAAAGTCATTTTTCTGGACTGATGAACAGACAGGAGAAGAGTGCAAGTGCAGACCGGATGATATTACCATTATTGGAAATCAGCACATCCTTGTTGACTATAAAACAACGGACAACGCAGAAACAGAAGCTTTCAGAGCAACGGCTATCAAATATGGATATGATCTGCAAGCCGGAATGTACTGCGAGGGGTATAAAGCGAACACTGGTGAAGATGCGATATTCATTTTCGTGGCACAGGAAAAGAAACCGCCGTATGCAATCAACATTCTTCAAGCCGATGAATACATGATGATTGAGGGAAAGAACTTGTTTCACGATTTGATGGAAATATACCATAACTGCAAGGTTACTGACAACTGGTATGGATACATGGGCGAAACCGGGGACGTACAGAGTCTTGGATTGCCAAAATGGTTACAGAAAGAATTTGAATAGGAGGACAAACAACTATGTCAAACAATGAAGTAAAAGAGTATCAGGTAGGAGCACCTACAATGCAACTTCCTGATACGTCAAAAATAAATCAGGGAACCGTTGCTATTGAGTCAAGCAGAGCCATGGTAGAAGCACAGGGAAAGCTTCTGTTGGCAAAACAGTTTCCTAGAAACTACACACAGTCTTACACCAAGGCGATTGAAGCGTGTCAGCGGAAAGGATTTGCCGAAAGTGCATTCTATTCTTATCCAAGAGGAAAAGAAACTGTCACAGGAGTTACGATCAGATTCGCTGAAGAACTTGCTCGCTGCTACGGAAACATGGATTACGGTATTAAAGAGCTTTCACACGAAGAGGGACGGTCTGAGATGCAGGCTTACGCTTGGGATTTGGAAACGAACACTATTTCCAGTCAGAACTTTACTGTTGAGCATATTAGGGAGACTAGATATGGGAATAACAAGCTCACATCCCAGCGCGACATCTATGAGAAGACTGCCAACGATGGAGCAAGAAGACTCAGAAGCCGTATCCTTGCAATTTTGCCACCTGACCTTATTGAAAACTGTATCAATGAGTGCAAGAAGACTCTCAGGGGAGAAGAGAGTTTACCACTGTCTGACAGAGTAAGAACACTGGTTGCGTACTTCTCTAAGAAAGGCGTGACACAGGAAATGATTGAGAAACGTCTGAACCACAAAGTTGAGACCATGACTTCTGACGAACTTGTTGAATATACCGGAATCTATAACGGTCTGATTCACAAAGAAACAACCGTCTCAGATTGGTTCAAGCAACCGAAGACAGCTAGTCAGATTTCAGAGCTGATGAAAGAGGAAGAAGAGAACGAGAAAAAGGGTGATAAGTAATGGAATATCATGTGACTGTTAAAGGGTTTAAAAGCGGATTGAATGAGCTTTTAGGTGGAAGAATGTATGACCACCGGACAAAGAAGTATCGTAATCCGGAAAAGAGTAGAAATGATGCAATCTGCGCTAAGTACATCAAACTGAGCAAGGATTTACGTGGCGTAAAGATTGAAAGACCTGTAATTATTCATTATTCGTTTTATTGTGAAAACAAGATGCACGACAGGATGAATGTTGCTTCTGCTTTTATTAAGTCTTTTGAAGATGCGATGCAAAAATGTAGAATTATCAGAAATGATGGTTGGGACGATGTACTCACTCCAACACTATCATTTGATATTGACAAGCAGAAACCGAGAGTAGAAGTAACAATTGAAGAGGTAGAAGAATGAATAATGTAAGTTTAGTTGGAAGACTTGTCCGTGACCCGGAAGTGAGATATGGACAAAATGAAAGTGTTTCAGTAGCAAAGTTTTCACTGGCAGTTGAAAGGCGTTTTAAAAGAGACGGTGATCCTACAGTTGATTTTATCAATTGCACAGTATTTGGGAAATCAGCAGAATTCACAGAGAAATATTTCCGAAAAGGAATGAGAGTTGCGATTACTGGAAGAATTCAGACTGGCAGTTACAAGAACAAAGATGGACTGACTGTCTTTACGACAGAGATTATCGTAGAGTCACAGGAAATCGCCCAGAGTAAATCAGAGAGTAATGAAAGTTCCACTGCTAGCAATGCAGAAGCTGGAAAATCACCATACGGTTCTAGCGGAGACGATTTTATGTCTATTCCTGAATGTACTGAAGATGAACTCCAGTTCTCATAAGCCGAAAAAGTGTTGCCATCCAGATTGCTTTAATTGTCCGTATTCCGATTGTATATGGGATGAACTTACGTCAAGCGATATGTCAGAGACTAATAATCGAGACTATCAATTTTACGAAGAGTCAACAGGTGAAAAGTATCACAAAGGTACGGACAATGAATACAGAGCAGAAAGAGAAAAGCTGTACAGGAAAGAGCATCCGGTCAAAAGAGATCGTTCTGAATACAATAAACAATATTATCTGAAGAATAAGGAAAGGATTAAAAAGAATCGTTCCAGTTCTTATGACACTGATTGCAATACGAAAAAATGTAAAAAGTGGAGAAAATCTCACATGGAACACAAGAAAGAATATGACAGAAAGAGATATTTACAAAGAAAGGCAGAATTAAAGCCAGGGGGATCTTGATTTGGGAGAGAGAAGAATGTTTACAAAAAGAATCACAGAATCAGATGAATTTTTGGAAATGCCTAGCAGCTCTCAGATGCTTTACTTCCATCTTTCGATGAATGCTGACGATGATGGATTTGTCAGCAATCCACGGAAGATTCAGAGAATGTGCGGTGCTTCAAATGATGATTATGACTTGTTAATTATGAAGAGATTCATTCTGACGTTTGAAAGTGGTGTTATCGTAATCAAGCATTGGAGAATGCATAACTACATTCAATCTGACAGATACAAGCCAACTGATTGCATTGATGAAAAGAAGATGCTTGGGTTGAAAAAGAACAAGGCTTACACTCTTGATGAATCTCAGATGGATAAGAGATGCATCCCGGCAACTGACAAGATTACATCTGATAGAGAAATCGAACAAATTGAGGAAACAAGCAGTCAGATTGAGTCAATTAAAGAAATCATATCGTACTTGAATATGAGAACCGGAGCAAGATACAGATATCAAACTCAAAGCACTCAGAAGCATATTAGAGCAAGGCTGAATGAACATTTCACTGTTGATGATTTCAAGGCAGTAATTGACAAGAAATACGCTGAGTGGAACGGGACAAACATGAGCAAGTTTTTGAGACCAGAGACATTGTTCGGGACTAAATTTGAGAGTTACTTAAATCAGAGTCAATCTACTGCAAATTCTGCCAATGGAAAGATTTCTGAATGGAGGGAGTTACGGACATGACAAAAAATGAAACAATTCAAATCATAATGATGATTCAAGCCACGTATCCTCAATGGGATGTGCAAGACAAGCAATACACCGTCAATATGTGGCAGAAGATATTCGAAGAAGAAGAATACAGCGTTGTTGAACAAGCTTTGATGGCTTACATCAGATCAGACACAAAAGGTTTTGCACCAGTCCCAGGACAATTAATGGAGAAGATTCATTTCATTACTCAACCAAAACAGATGAACGAAGTAGAAGCGTGGTCTCTTGTCAGCAAAGCACTCAAAAGATGCGGGTATTATGCTGATGAAGAATTTGAGAAACTTCCGAAGCTTGTTCAGAAAGCAGTTGGCAGCCCTAGTCAGTTAAGAACATGGGCAATAGACAAAAATTACAATGAACAGGTAGCTAGTTCAAACTTTATGCGATCTTACCGAGAAGAAGTGAGAAACGAAACACTGTTCGGTAAGATGAGTTTAGTGATCAGAAATGCAATTACAGATAACAGAAATGTTGGAATGATTGAAGAGAAAGGATAGAGAATATGAGTGAAGTTATTAAATCATACAAAGGATTCAACAAAGACATGACTTGCAAAGGTTTTCAGTATGAGGAAGGTAAAGAATATGAAGAAATCAATGCATTAGTTTGTGAAAATGGATTCCATGCTTGTGAATATCCGTTGGATTGTCTTAGTTATTATAGTCCTTCGGAAAGTGTATATCATGAAGTTGAACAGAGCGGAAAGCTTTCGAAAGAATCATGCGATACCAAAGTTGCATCAACAAAAATTAAAATTGGTGCAAAACTTAGTATTGCAGGATTAGTAGAAGCAGCTATTGAATATACGAAAGAAAGAGTCAAACAAGAAGAGGATTCCGATGGATACTGTGGAGCATCCACAGCGACAGGATACAAAGGAGCATCCTCAGCGACAGGAAACTGTGGAGCATCCACAGCGACAGGAAACTGTG